AGCGGAAGAATGTATCTTTACACCATTCCCTGGTATCAACAATACAGATGAATTTGGAAAGGTCGTTCAACCGTTCAATGCTGATGGTGGACCTGATGTGTTTATTCCAAAATCGGATATTTACACTCAGATGCCTTCCTTGAATTTATTTAAAGAGTATAAGTTCTCCATTGATGAGTTAGATCCATTCAACTTCTTCAGAATCAAGATTGTCGGAACATCAACAAACCAGGCGATTGTTCCACAATTTAGAAACTTTAGAGTCATTGCCGCAGTATAATGGAACGTTTACCAGTAGAAGGAAAAGATGGACTCTACCGCGATTCAAGCAGTAGAGCCATCATTAATACAAACAAAACTGACTACACCAACTATATGAATGCTAGAAATAGACTTAAATCTGAAAGAGAAAGAGTCAATCAACTAGAAGAAAAAGTTGATAATATTAAAGGTGATTTAGATGAAATCAAATCTTTACTAAGGTCACTAACAAATGGCTAATAATACAATCACCTTCGATCCCACAGTAAGAACACCTTATGGTGTTAATCTTACGATGTATACTGGTGCTGATTTTGAAGAGACATTCAAGATTTTGAACAACGATAGGTCAAACTATGATTTGACCTCTCATACGGTGTCTTCAAGAATGATGAAATCCGCTGGTCAAGCAGCATCAATGGATGTGGTGGCAAACTTTACAGAATCAATTACAAGTGCTAGTGCTGGTGAATTTAAGATTACATTACCTGATACTACCAACAGACAAATAAAGGGTGGAAGATATGTATATGATATCTTTGTTTCCGTAGGAAGTAGCGTTTATAGTATTGCCAGAGGCAATATCACTGTGTATACCGGGATTTCTACGACCTAACTAAATAGTAAAAAAGTAATGTCTCATAATGGCGCAACCATCCACTAGACAAGAACTTATCGATTATTGCTTAAGGCAATTGGGTGCACCAGTTGTCGAAATCAATGTTGCTGAAGAACAACTGCAGGATTTAGTTGATGATGCGGTACAGTTTTTTCAAGAGAGACATTTTGATGGAGTAACTCAGGTATATCTTAAATATCAAATAACTGAAGAAGATATTAAAAGAGGACAAGCAAGACCTCCGGGTGCTCCAACTAGCGACACCGCTGGAACAACAGGAATAACCAATATCGCAGCAACTGCTGATATGGGTGGAACTAACACAACATTTACATATTATCAAAATAGTAATTACATACAAATCCCTCCGTCAATTATTGGAATTAATAAAATATTCCAATACAATGAAGGATTGTCTTCGGGAATGTTTAATTTAAAGTATCAGTTGATGCTTAATGATATTGTTGGTCTACAAGGAAGTGGATCAACTGGATATGATCTTACTTCATATTCAATGACCATGGGTTACATAGAAACGATAAACTTTTTACTTAATACTCATAAGCAGATTAGATTTAACCAAAGACAAGATAGAATGTATCTTGACGTAGATTGGTCAGAATTGAAAGAGGGAGAGTTTATAATTATAGATTGTTGGTCAGTTATGGATGGTAATGATTATCCAAGAGTGTGGAATGATTCTTTCATCAAACCATATCTAACCTCATTAATCAAGCGTCAGTGGGGACAGAACCTGATGAAGTTTACTGGTGTTAAACTACCAGGTGGTATTGAATTTAATGGTAGACAGATTTATGACGACGGACAAAGAGAACTCGATGAAATTAAAGCAAAGATGTTGAGCACATACGAGTTACCACCACTCGATTTGATTGGTTGATGATATGCTTAATCCATTTTTTCAGAACGGCACATCAGGCGAGCAGAGTTTAATCCAAAGCCTGGTCAATGAACAGATTAAAATGTATGGTATTGAGGTGTATTATATGCCTCGTAAATACCTGACAAAGTTTACTGTAATCAAAGAAGTAATTCAATCAGAGTTTGACAATGCCTATCCTATTGAGGCATATGTGGACAGTTATGATGGATATGCTGGTGAAGGGACTATCCTTTCAAAGTTTGGCATTCAAGAGAAAGATGATTTAACACTTATCGTTTCAAGAGAAAGATTTGAAGATTATATCACACCATTAATCAAAAATTTACCTAATATTGAGTTAGCGACTAGACCTAAAGAAGGGGATTTGATTTACTTCCCTTTAGGTGAGAGACTGTTTGAAATCAAATATGTAGAGCACGAACAACCCTTCTATCAACTTCAAAAGAACTACGTTTACCAGTTAAGATGTGAACTATTCAGATATGAGGATGAAGTTATTGACACTGGTGTTGAAACCATTGATGAGGAGATTGAGCAAATTGGACACATCACTACACTACGACTCCTAGCAGTCGGTGTAGGAACACAAGCAACAGCAAATGCTAGCATGTGTACTGGCGGTTCAGTTGGAAAAGTAATTATATCCAACATGGGTAAAGGTTACGTTGACCCACCTCGTGTAGCGTTCTCATCTGCTCCAGATGGAGGTACAACAGCAGTTGGTTTCGCCTCACTATCATTTGACTATGTTGGATGCGATGGACAGACCGGTAGAGTTGTATCCATTAATCTTACAAATGCTGGATGTGGATATACAGAAACACCTCTAGTTACATTCCATAGTTCCAAAGGAAGTGGAGCAGCAGGAACTTCTATTCTTGTTCCTACCACATCTGTACAATCAGTCTCTATTGCTAATAGTGGCGGCGGATATTTAAGAGCACCCGAAGTTGGTATCTCTACACCTAAACATGTTGGTGCTGCTGCTACAGCAACGATTGAATATCCTATCGGAACAGGTTCAAGTGTAATTGCTAGTACTGTTAGTGTTGGTATCGCTACTTATCTATTCCCATATGGGACAACAGGTGGTGTGTACTATAAGCAAGTACCTATTGTCACCTTCGCTGGTCCAACCGGATCAGGTGATGCTGCTAACGCGACAGCAATCATGGACCCCATCTCTCTCGCAGGTGGTACGGTCAAGAAAGTTTCAATTGGCGATAGTGGTAGATTCTACACCAGTGCTCCAACTGTAACTATTAATCATCCAGGATTTAGTTTTGCTTCTGCTACCATTGATAATGGTGGTGGTGATGTTGGATCAAGTATTGATGAAAATTCAGTAGCATTTACTACAACTGGCAGAGCATATACAACAGCACCAACTGTTAGTATTGGAATAGGTACAGGAACAGATACACCATCAGAAGTTGCCATTGGTATTGCTACTATTCATCCAATCCTTGGTATTGTAACGGCAGTTGGTTTCAATACTGCCACGAAACCCTGGTGTGTGGGAACAGGAGCAACAATTGGCGCTGGATATACAGTGAGACCAACTATCTCTTTCACTGGTTCTACAGGAGCATCAGCAGCAACAGCGACGGCAACAGTTTCTATCGCTGGAACCGTCAATACGATATCTTTGGGCAGTAGTGGATTTGGTTATGTATCTACTCCAACTGTATTTGTTGGAGGACCTGGTGGTATCAGTACAGAGTTTCTTGCTACTGGTATTGCTACAATTAGATATGACTCTATCAAGACAACGGGAACAATTGGTATTGGTTCAGCAGTAATTACTGGTATCAATACAACCAATATGATCATTGGCGATAGAGTCCGTTTAGAAACAGGATATGATCATCCACAACCTTCTATTCAGATTATTCCATCAGATACATTTGTAACAAGTATTGGTTCATCATTAATTGTTATCAACAATTCAACTACTGGCATTGCTACAACCACAAGAACTGTTGAGGTTGGTATTCAAAATTGTGGTATTGTGACTGGTATTATTGTAACATATGGTGGAGGGGGGTATTTGACCGCACCCACTGTCACTATTAGTAATGATACATCAGAAAAGAATTATTCTACTGAAGTGGAGGGTGTAGTTAGAGCGACTGGAATTAGTAGTATCAACACTGCTGGATTTGTAACTTCTATTCTTCTATCTGATGCTGGTGCTCAGTATGTATTGACACCGGAAGTTGTAATTGAATCTCCTGCTTACGTTGGTGTTACAACCTCAAGTGGTTCGTTTGTATACAACGAAATTGTAACAGGCGGAACATCAGGAGCAACAGCAAGAGTCAAAGAATATAACGCTGCGGCAAATACACTTGAGATTGCTATTGTTAGCAAAGAATTTGTTGCCGGAGAATCAATCACTGGTTCTGAATCTGGGGCAGTTGGAGTCGTCAGTAAAGTTGGTACAGATGTTGGATCTTATGATGAAGTTACACCATTTGCTGATAATGACAACATAGAAAGAGAAGCAGACTCCATTATAGATTTTAGCACTAGAAATCCTTTCGGAATGCCTTAATAATTAATAAGGTTAAATAGTACTATATTCGTATAAGAATGGGGAGCAATGTTTGAATATTTTTATAACGAGATCTTAAGATCAACCATCATTGCTTTTGGTTCGTTATTTAACGATATACAGATAAAACATAGAGATGGTGATGATGATGTTTGGAGTGTAATTAAAGTTCCGCTTGCTTATGGTCCTACGCAAAAGTTTTTAGCAAGATTAGAACAGACTCCTAAACTAAACACTCCTGTTCAGATGACACTTCCGAGAATGGCATTTGAATTTATTGATCTAGTTTATGATCCCGAAAGAAAAGTATCAAAGACATCAAATTTTGTAGCAACATGTGCTGATGGTACAGAAGTAAAAAAGGCATACATGCCCGTACCATATAACATGACATTTGAGTTGTCAGCAATGACAAAACTCAATGACGATATGCTTCAAATTACTGAACAAATTCTTCCTTATTTCGCACCAAGTTATACGATCCCCATTAAAGTGCTTGGTTGTGTGAATGAGATTATGAATGTTCCTATTGTAATGGATAATATCACAATGGAGGATGATTATGAGGGAAACTTTGATACAAGAAGGGCATTAGTCTACACATTTAGATTTACTGCCAAAGTTAATATGTATGGTCCTGTCAGAGATGTTTCTTCTAGCATCATTGATAAGGTCAACATCGGATATATTGGTGGTTCTAGATCTATCGTTAAGGGATCTGCTGCTTCTTACGAGAGAGATGTTAACTATAAAGTTACTCCAAGAGCACTTAAAGATTATGACGGTGTTATTGTTACTAACTTGGCAGCGGATATTACCGATGAGGATACTGTAATTGAAGTTCTTGATGGAACGAAGATTACGGTAGATACTGACATCTATATTGATGAAGAATTGATGTATGTTAGAAATATTACTGATAATAAACTAACTGTAGATAGAGCGAAGGATCAAACGACTCTCCAAACTCACGTTTCTGGAGCAGCGGTACATGGTATTACTGTTGCTGATGCTCCATTGATTGAAGTTGGAGATAACTTTGGATTTGATGGTGGATTTTTCTAATGACTATTATGACAAAAAAGTATGACAAGTTGGATGAAACCTTTGACGTTAAACCAACAGAAGTAGTAAAAGAGAAAGTCGATGGTAAAATCGAACAAATTAAATCTTCCACTGAAGATATCCGTAAAGACTACGAATATACGAGGGGTAATCTTTATTCGATCATTGAAAAAGGTCAAGAAGCGATAAATGGCATTCTTGAACTTGCTCAAGAAAGTGAAATGCCTAGAGCATATGAAGTTGCTGGTCAACTTATCAAAAATGTTTCAGATGCCACTGATAAGTTGATGGATCTTCAGAAAAAACTGAAAGATGTCAATGAGGATAAAGAAGCAAAAGGACCAACCACCGTCAACAATGCTCTTTTCGTAGGATCTACCGCTGATCTTCAAAAAATGTTGAAGCAAGCGCAGGAAGATAAATAATACACTGGGAGAGAAATCCCGAAGTATTATTTACTTATAAAAATGTCTAAAGAAGAACTGCCGTCAATAAATGATTACCTTGAGGGTAGTGATCTACCATCTTATAAAGATTTTTTGGAAAAAAAGGAAGAACTTCCTTCAGTAGACGAATATATTTCAGAATCAAACCAAAATATTATTGAAGAAGAGACTCAAACCATAGAAAATGTAGATGGTGAGTCATTTCTAGAAGTAATCGATGTTGTCAAAGCACCTGAATGGTCAGAATTGGTGCGTCTGGTCAATGATGTAAGAAAAGATATCCCTAAAATACCTGAAATTAGGTATTATGATGAACAATTAGAAGAAATTTGTGATAAAATCTCACAAATTCAACAAGATTTTGTAAAGAGTGACAAAATTGATGTCTTAAATGTACAAAATGAAGAATTTGAGGGCAAATTATCTGAAATTGAGGCAAAAATTCCCACGGTCAAGTATTATGACCATGATATTAATGTAATTTATGATAAAATTACTAATATCAATGAAGAAATTAATAATCTTCCAGAGGTAAAATACTATGAAGAGGACTTAAAGTCTTTAAAATTAAGAATTGAGCAAGTAAATGAAGATATCCCTACCTTTCCTGACTGGGTTCAGAAAGTTCAAGAAGTTCCAGACTTCTCTTGGATTGGTAAAACCTTTAGCATCATTGATGATGACTTTAATAAAGTTCAAGGGCATCTTGATTTTATCAAGGAAAGGATTGATCGTGAAGTTAATATAATTAATGAGTCTATTGAAGTTAAAGAATTTGAATTCAAAGTTGATGTAAAAAATCTTAATGAAAATCTTGATCTAACAAACGATAGGATTACACAAACTAAGGATAAAATATATCAAGAAATTAAAGAATCTTCTATTAGGATATGGGAACTTCGTAATACATTTAAAGATGATGATAAAAAATTAAAGAAGTCTATCCTCAGCGAACAGAATAAACTTAAACAGTCTCTTGAGAAACAAATTGAGAAAATTGACGAGCAGAGTGTTAAGGCCGATGAGTCTATTCTGAAATTCTTCAATGAACTCAAAGAAACTGTTGATACACTTCCTGAAGTAAAGTATTATGATGAAGATATTTCATCTATTAAAGGAGACATATCCTCACTTAAAAGTGGTCTAAAAGAATTAAACGAACTATCATCTTTAATTAAGAAAGATCAAAAAATATTAAAGGAAAACTACCTTCTTAATGAACCTCCTAGCGAAAAAGAGACTGCGGGAAATCAAACTGACGCATTA